AAAAATAAAAGAAAAGATGATAAAGTTAGACCCGAAAGCAGAAATCAACGCAGAGGTAATCTTCTCAAATCTGATGAAGAGAAAACATATGGTAACTCGTTTTAGATTGCCATATACCGCCAAGCAAGTTTACGCTATGCTATATGAAGCGTGCCGGGTGGAAGTTGCTCATAGGCATAGGGAATTTAATGCCACCGAACAATACAAAAAGCACCTTTGGGACATTTCCAATTGGATTACATCGGAAGCCTCCACTTTCGGATTGTTCCTTTGCGGCGGTGCCGGTAATGGAAAAACCACCATTCTACGTGCGTTGCAAAACCTTATAAACTACTTGCGCTCAGATGAAGGATATAGCAGTAATGTGAATACATATCCAGTACACGGATACATGATAGTACCGGCAAAGGAGCTCGTTTTGTTGGCAAAAGCATACAACAACCCTACACGTGACAATATATCTGATGTGGCACGGTACAAAAGGTTGCGTGAAGTTGAAATACTCGCAATAGACGACCTCGGTTCAGAGCCGAAAGAAAGCATTCATTATGGCGATTACGTAACAGCAGCAATGGATATATTGTCTTTCCGGTATGAAGAGCAATTCTGCACGCTGGTTTCATCCAATCTTACGGCAAAAGGGATTTCAGAATATTACGATGAACGCATTGCAGACCGTTTCCGTGAAATGATGCTAATCATCAATTTCGGCAATGAGCAGTCATTCAGAAAACAGTAAACTAATTAAAAACATTATGACGATGAATACAGATTATAGTTATTGTTCGGGCGTTACCTGCTCAATCCGCAAGAGTTGTAAACGCTATTTGCCCGATCCACCCGATATACGTTTGCGATGGGTATGTCCGGCATACAATCCGGAAACAGACAAATGCAAGTACTATGAACCAACTGAAGTAGCAAAAACAAAAAATCCGTAATCATGGAAAAGAACAAGTTTACCCATGGTAGTTTGTTCAGCGGCATCGGTGGTTCGGAAATAGCTGCCGAGATAATGGGCTGGAAAAATATGTTCCATTGTGAAATAAACCCGTTCGGGAGAAAAATACTTGATTATTGGTTCCCAAACAGCAAAAGTTATGAAGACATCACGAAAACAGATTTTACAGAGTGGCGGGAAAAAATCAATGTCCTCACCGGAGGTTTTCCCTGTCAGCCCTTCTCCGTTGCCGGACAGCGAAAGGGAGCGGAAGATAACCGCTATCTCTGGCCGGAAATGCTACGAGCGATACGGGAGATTCAGCCCGATTGGGTTGTTGGTGAAAACGTTGCTGGAATCCTCTCAATGGTACAACCCGGCAGTGAAACTGCGTTGGGACGTGAAGAATCTCTGTTCGGAGAGGTTGACCGAGAAAGAATATTGCATCGGCAGGAATACGTCGTCGAAACAGTGTGTAACGACCTTGAACGTGAAGGATATTCTGTCCAACCGGTTGTTATTCCGGCTTGTGCCGTCGGAGCGCCGCACAGAAGAGACCGTGTCTTCTTTATTGCCCACCGTGCAGACGCAGGGGTTAAAGGTATGCAACGAAAATGGGAAGACAACATTCTATCCGGTAGGACTGCTTCCGACACCGATGGCAAGCGATGCAACAACTGGAGCGATAATTGGCAAGAACGACCAATTTGCTACGACCAGAAACGGTACTCCGAGGAAAATCAATCAGAACGGACAGAACGGAAGCGTAGGACTTGCGAGAATGGTTCGGTTGCTTCCTACTCCCAATGCTCGGGAAGCGGACAAATACAGCAAGAAATACAATCCGAACAGCCAAATGGGCACAGCTTTGACAGCAATGGCAGTAAACGGAATGTTGCCTACTCCGACAGCGAGCTGTTACAATACAGGAACTCCGGCAGACAGGAAGGACGGAAAAGCGAGAAAAAGCCAATTGAACCACCTTATTGCCCGGAAGACTGGTCACGCTTCCCAACTCAATCCCCTGTTTGTAGCCGAGATGATGGGATTTCCACCAGATTGGACGGTATTGCCTTTTCAAAGTGGCGGCAGGAATCGATAAAGGCATATGGCAATGCGATTGTTCCACAAGTAATGTATGAGATATTCCAAGCTATTCAAGAAACTTATAATCAATAATAACCATGGACAATTCAATTTATAAAAAATGCACAGAGTGCGGGCAAACAAAGCATATTTCAGAGTTCAGCAAATCATATCCTAACAGGTGTAAAACTTGTGTAGCAGAACACACGAGACAAATGAGAGCTGCTGAAAAACTTAAAGCTAAAGTAAAGGTTACCGGCGAGGTCATAGATGTTGAACCGTCAGGTACTATGCAGGTTTTATGCGGTTCATTCATAACGAAAGACGGTCGAAGAATGCCCGGAACAGCACTTGAATTTGAAAAAGCCATAGACTGGGAACAACGCAGATACGAGATTGCGAAAGAGCTAATGAAAGGATTTTCAGCCAATTCACATAATCGGTGTGTGGATGCAAGTAGCGAAACGTTAGCCCAGTGGAGCATTAGCGGTGCTGATGCTCTTATTGCAGAATTGAAGAAAGGAGGTAAAGGATGAAAGTAATAGTTTCATTCAGTGGTGGCAAAGATAGTCTTGCATCACTTCTTTGGGTGCGTAATAACCTAACAAAAGATTTTATTACAGTATTTTGTGATACAGGTTGGGAACACCCATTGACCTATAAATATATCGAAGAAGTACAGGAACAACTTAGCTTAAATCTCATTACCGTCAAGTCAAAGAAGTTTAACGGCATGGTAGATTTGATAAAAAAGAAATCACGCTGGCCATCCTCGCAACGGAGATTCTGCACATCTGAATTGAAAACCATTCCGATGATTGACTACATACTCGATGAAGTAAACGATGATGTTCTGATTATACAAGGAATACGTGCTGCCGAGAGTGCCAAGCGTGCCGAAATGTCCAAGCAATGTACGTACTTCAAGTATTATGTGCAGCCATACGGTAAGGATAAGAATGGTAAGGACAAGTACCACACCTATCGTCGTAAATATGTATTGGCATTTCGAAAGAAATATGCTGATGACCTATTGCGTCCGGTATTCGATTGGTCGGCACAACAAGTGATTGACTATATACTTGAAAATGGAATACAGCCTAATCCGCTCTACCGAATGGGCTACAAACGTGTTGGTTGCTTTCCTTGCGTGATGGCTTCACAACAAGACATTTACAATATCAGCGTACAAGAGCCAGAAAGGATAAGCTACATTGCAGGTCTCGAACAACAGTTCAACAGCAGTTTTTTCGGCCCTGATAAAATTTCATCTAAGTATTATAAGGGTGAATATCCTCTAATCAGCGATGTTGTTCGTTATGTACAAAGTAAACGTGCAGGTGGTTCTCTGTTCGATGATGATGTGGCAACAAGTTGTATGAGCTACTATGGGCTTTGTGAATAAAAAAGGAATGGTATGGCAAATATAAAAGACAATAAAAAAGGATTCAAGGTAATCCAAATAAGTAGGAAAGAACTTGTAGAGGAATTAGGACAATATGGTGCAATAGGAATTTGTGACTACTGCAACGAAACTGCATCTACAGGCTATTACATAGCTGTGCTAAATCAATGGTTTTGCCCGAAATGCTATCAAGAATGGTATCATCGCGCTACTTATTATCCGGAAGATGCAAAGGTAGAAAACAGAAATTTTGAATTTTACAAAAATATTTTTGGGTTATGACAAAAATAAAACTGAATTGGGCATACGCCAAAGGCGAATTAGATACTGATACATTGAAACTTATTTGCCTACCAGCACGAGGCAAACGCTTATTTGGTGCGGATGAATTGGATGCAGAACTTTGTATAAAGGACGGGATGAATTACCAAATAGCCGAAATCCACTTAGGTGATGTGGAAAGTTCAAACATCCTTTGTGAAGAGATAGCAAGGCGTTGGAATGAGTTTGAGGAATGGCACGAGTGTAAAGAAAATACGGAAGATATGCCGGTAATTGGAACGAAATGTATTCTCCGTGTCGAGTATTTGAACTTGGACGATGATGAATTGCATACTGATTACTTGCTATCCGTTTGGAATGGTTTAGGTTGGACGAAAGATGATTTGAAGCGGATAGCGGAGATAACGAATAAATATAAGATAACCCATTGGAAACAGATTAGCAAACCGAAAGGAGTTGAAGAATGAAAAAGGACATCAAGGATGCAATAAAGGAGCATCTTCGTGCAAAAGCGTTTGTAGCAGACCCGAATAATCTGGGTTTTGTAGATAGGTTTTTAGAACACACTAAAGCTGCGGAATGGGGCGCAGAATGGCGCATCAACAGCGTGTGGCATGATGCAAGCGAGGTGCCAGAGGAGCGAAGGTTTTGCCTCTATATCCTTAAAGACGGCACCTATGGATGCGGATATTATCACAAAGAAGATAATAGCATTTGGTATTCACGATTTACGAATATTGTCAAATGGGCTTATTTTCAAGATATAACGCCTAATATGGAGGATTAATTTATGAAACCTATATTAAATATTGAAGACATTAGGAAACTAAAGATAGATGAGAAGCTGATTGAATGTTCTTGCGGCAAAGTGAATTATTATAGATTCCTATGTTTCCACCCACGAAACACGAATTATGTAATTCTATTGAATCATTGCGAAGAGCCTGAAAGGTTTTTTATTCAAAACCTTATAGACCGGTTCTATACAAATTATACAAGTCGTGATATAATCACTTATCGTAGAGATTACGCCATTAAGAAACTCAAAGAGTTTGAACAAGCGTTGTCTGAATTAGGAGATAAAGATGAGTTATGAGATATGCACTTAGAAATCAAGATAAGATTGCTGCTGCATATAGCTCCGAATACTTGAAAGAGCATATAATCGGAAGCCTTGACAGTTATTTCAATGTTCCAAGAAGTCAAGAAGAGGTTGAGGATTTTATTTACAGTTCGTGTGTTTGTTATAGCACAAATCAAGGTAACTACCCAATCATGCAAATTAATGACATTGCAGACGATAATGCCATGTTGGAATTTGCATGGATAGGAACTCAATATGATGTGATTAAACTTGCTTTTTTAGGCAGAATGAAAGGATAAACCAATGAAAAATGTAACGAAACTCGCTAAAAAGTCCGCAGGGCTTAGCCAAAAAT